TAGACACAGCTTTACAGCGCGTTAGCGTGTCTACATACGCACAGCAGACTAATAAGAACACTGTAGGACGGCCCACGCAGATATATGTGCAGCGGCTACCTACAGAAGTAAAGTTCACACTGTGGCCTACACCGGATACTACACAGGCTTACCAACTACTATACTTCCGTCTCAAGGGTATTGACGGTCTTGCATCAGGTGTAGGGGGAGAAACAAGTAACATACCTCCACGGTTTGTGCCTGCACTCGTATCAGGACTAGCGTTTCATGTAGCTATGAAGAAACCCGAAGCTGCGGCTAGAGCAGTGCCTCTTAGAGAAGAATATGAATATCAGTTTAAGTTAGCCGCGTATGAGGATCAAGATCGCGCATCTTCTATGTTTGTACCCTTTCAAACTTTTCACGGTGGTATGAGATGAGCTACGCGTCTGGTAAACACGCATACGGTATATGTGACCGGACGGGGTTTAGATACCCACTAGAAGATCTTGTATACGAGTTCCAAGATGGACACAAAACTGGTTTCCGTGTTGGTAAAGATGTAGTTGATCCAGACCAACCACAGAATTTCTTGGGGCGTATTCGGGTTGTTGACCCACAGTCCCTTTTTAATCCTAGACCGGACTATGCGCCGGGACGGGGACTTTGGGGCTGGAACCCTGTAGGCCATGAACTCGTTCATTTAAATGGGCAAGTTGGAACTGTAACTGTAGAGATAGGATAAGATTATGCCAAGTGGACCCGGAACATATGGAAGTAAACGTGGACGCCCCCCTATGCAGAAAAAAGGCATGGCTAAAGGCGGTGCTGTAGCCAAGAAGAAGGCTGGCGGTAAAGTTATGAAGAAGATGGGTGGTGGTACACTTGCTCGCGGTAGCGGTGCAGCACGACCTCAAAAATTCCGCAAAAACGGGTAAACTAGATGAATTATACTGAGCTTACGCAAGCAATAAAGGACTATACAGAGAACACAGAGGCAACGTTTGTCTCTATGATCCCTACGTTTGTTCAGCAAGCGGAGCAACGTATATTTCGTACTGTTACCATACCTGAAGTTAGGTCCAATAGTACGGGCATACTAGCGCAGGGTAATCAATACTTAGAACGGCCTTCAGACTTTTTGGCCGTTTTTTCCCTAGCAATAGTTGATCCTACTACTAACGCTTACTCTTACCTGTTAGAGAAAGAAGCTAGCTTTATGAGGGAGGCGTACCCTATAGCCGCTACGCAAGGAACTCCTAAGTATTATGGACAGTTTGACGGTGATTTAGTAGCTACAGGGGAGCATGGACACTTTATAGTAGGGCCAACACCTAACGCTAACTATGTAGTAGAGTTGCACTATTACTATGAACCACCTTCGATAGTTACTAGCAGCACATCTTGGCTAGGTGAGAACGCCGATACAGTCCTCCTATATGGATGCCTTGTAGAGGCTTATACTTTTATGAAAGGTGATCCTGATGTAATGCGGGAGTATCTTGATAGGTATAATTCTGCACTTTCTCAGTTGTCTATACTTGATGCCGCTAACAAACGTGAGGTATCTTACGGAGATAGCTATAGGGATGGTGATGCACGATGAACCTTAATTTGCCTGAAATAAAAGTAGGTAATGTATCTGTTTCAACTACGAACAATCGTGGTTTTACGCCAGAAGAAGTGGCGCAGAGATGCACAGATAAGTTACTTAACATTGCAGACAGTACACCGCCTGCCATTAGGGATCAGGCCATAGCCTACAAAAAAAGTATGGAAGCTGTCATAGCCTTGTATATGAAAGAGGCTATTAAAACGGACAGAACTACTGTATACAACGCAATTAAGGACGCTGGGCAACCTAAGCTAGCAGAATATATAAGGAAAATGTAGCATGGCATTCTCAGGCAACTATATGTGTACTTCTTTTAAGACCGAAATTATGGTAGGGGTCCATAATTTTACTACTGCTAGTAATGTGTTTAAATTAGCCTTGTTTACCGACAGCGCAACGTTGGATGCTACTACGGTAAGTTATACTGCGTCTGCAGCGGCTGGGGGAGAGGTTACCGGGACGAACTACACTGCTGCGGGTAACTCTATGACAAGTGTAACCCCTGCAGCCATAGGGACAACCGCACTGGTTGACTTTAGTGATGTGACGTTTTCCAACGTTACTATAACGGGCGTCAGAGGCGCACTTCTGTATAATAACGCTCCCGTATCTGGGGGCGGCACACCTGCAGTTTGTGTTTTAGATTTTGGCGTTGATAAAGCGGCTAACCAAGGTGACTTCACGGTGGTCATGCCCACAGCAGACGCTTCCAATGCGCTAATTCGCATAGCGTAAAACAAGAAGGAACTAAGATATGACTAATGTGACCACTGGGCTGTCGGAAAAGTTTAAACTAGAGCTTTTAAAAGGTAATCACGATTTTGATGCTCACCAAATGCGAGTTTCTTTGATAAAAGAAAATTCTTCTACTGTTGACTCTACCACTACTAACTGGACTACGTTCAACACTGCGAGTCAACAGCCAACAGGTACAAATTATAGCGATGGAAGCAGTCCTTTTAATACATTCGCTACTGGCGCACCCGCTAATATTGCTAGTGACGATGTAGGAGCTTCAAATACACCGTACCCTAAGTTAGTCAGTGGCGTGGCTATTATAGACCTTCAAGATGCAGTGTTTAGTAATGTCACTGTAACGGCAGACGGTTGCATACTATACAACCAACAACATCCTGCAGGGGCTGATACAGACAACATAGTAGCAATATTTGACTTTGGCGGTACGGTTAGTGCTACTGCAGGTGATTTTACAATCCAGTTCCCAGCCGCAGGTTCTACTACAAGTATCCTAAGATTGGCTTAATATGAGGGTCGGTCTAAATGGCAAAGTTCTTTAACCGTGTAAAGGTAGCAATAACATCTACTGGGACAGGTAGCGTTACCTGCGGAACTGCTTTAGCAGGTTTTCAAAGCCTAGCAGATGCTTCTGTGGCTAATTCTGATGTTGTTCGTTACACCATTATTGATGGCAATTCTTATGAATCTGGCACTGGTACGGTAACATTATCTGGCTCTACTTATAGCATAAGCCGTGGGCCTTCTGTGTCCTCTGAGTCAAACAATTCTGCTATTGATGTGTCTTCAAGCAGTGGCGCTAACATATTCTTAACGATGTTAGCGGAAGATGTAGTTGTAAACTTAGCCGACTTAGACAATGTATCGACTGCCACCCCTTCTGACGGGCAAAATTTGTCTTGGAACGCAAGTTCAAGTTCATGGGTTCCTAGTTCTCCTGCGGGGTTAGCGGCTAGTATTACCACTGTAGCTAACTATGCAGCATTACCCTCTTCGGCATCTACAAAAGACTTAGCATTTACGGCTGACAATAAAGGTCTTTATATCTACGACGGCACAGAATGGGACAGGGTTAGCACTGGGTCTCAGTTTGCGCCAAGATTTACAACTGCGCCACCTGCGGAACACACTTTAAACAACGCTGGTGGAACAACCTCTTTTACTGTCGTGGCTGTGGATGAGGACAGCTTCCCCATAATTTACGATTGGGACGCATTCACTAGTTCAACCGTTTACTCAACATCTTCTTTGCCGCCTCAACTTACTAATGTGGCAATTTCAAATGGCACTTACACATTTACACCATCCACAAACACTGCACACCAAGGCACGATAACATTTAGAACAAGAGCCAGTGATGGTGTTGCCACGGTTGTTGGCACAACGACCATGCACTTAGTTTTTTCTGAGTCTGTTACAGTCAGCAGTTACACTGCGAGTGGGGCAGGGAGTATTGCAGCAAGCAGCACGGGACTGATAGATGCAACAACAACAACAACTTATATATCAAGCAGCGGCTTGTTACCCACTGACGCATTAAAAGGCGGCAAACAATATTTTGAAGTCAAATGTCTTTCTACCTACAGTTCTCCAACGGGTGGGCATCCTGAACTGTGGATTGGTATTGCTGACACGACGGCTGCACATTCGAACTCTGTTGGTTACAACTCAAGCACAAAGAACTGGTGCTTTTTAAGGGGAAGTGGTCAGGTTGGCCGAAATGGGACGTATACAAAAACATCAAGCGGTTGGACAAGCACTAGCGTTTGGGCTGCTGGCGACCCAAGAACAAACACGAGTGTTGGCTTTGACGATGGTGATTGTCTTATGTTCGCCTACGACACAACTGCTAAACGTGTTTGGATAGGCATGAATGGTCAGTGGTGCGATGCTTTGGGAGGTGACCCCGGAACATCCACAGGTGCTGCTGGTACAACCTATAATGATTTGAGCGGTGTTAATAACGCTGACCCCGACAATACTTTTTGCCTTGTAATCGGGAATATGGGTGCTGTTATAAACGTCGATATGCAGATCCAAACAGGGTCAGGGTTTAGTCGCACGTATAATGTGCCAACTGGTTTTGAAGCGTACTAAGTGCTCGGTTTTGCCCCCATAGCATCTGCCACCCTAGCAGATGAAGGTCGTGTTGCACCTATTACAATCGCTGGTGTTGGGGAAGGAATTACTACACCTGATTGGATGAACAACGGTTTAGAGGTTACAGCCTCTTTAGCTCCGTTCTCTCCGTCAGGAGTTACAGTAAAAGTTTCATCGACTATTTCTACTGATCCAGTAAGAAAACCTGAAACTATGGTTTTCTCTAATACTTACGGTTGGATTCGTATAGAAGGCCGTACAAACTACGATTGGGATAACGTTCTCATGCTAGGCATGAGAGATAAAAATACTAGTACAAGTCTTAACAATTATGACGGATTAGGTTCACCCCCCGTCTGGGATGAGGCGGGGTCAGCAACTTACTTAGACGATTCAGGCAGGACCATATCTAAAAACCTGTCGTTTCAAACTAAAGTTACATCAGAGATTAACACTGCACCTATAGTGTCGCAGGATGCTTTCGCGCCTGTATCAAACGGTGAGTACACATATCCCGCTACTACTGATATAACCCTTAACTCTACCAGTGGAACTACTTACTCACAGGCACCAAAACTATACCATCTGCCGTCTGAAACAATTAGCAGTAACGCAGCAACCATAACATCTTTAAGTGATTCGCTGTCATTAACACTTGAGTTCCCTCCTGCTTCTGATCCTACTTATTTAGGTGTCATAGTTGGACAGTTTATAACGATAAATACATTTGACCCATCTAACACAGATACATATTTTGGTGAAAGTCTAATAACAGCATCTGTGCAAAGACTTCTGGGGTCTATGCATGGTGTTGATAAATATAGAGTCTTACAAAGATTTGATGAAGAAAAAGGCTTTTTTGTAGGGACATTATCAACCAATACATTTGGTACAGATAAAACAAACACAGAGGTCGGCGCGGCTCTGGTTGGGTATAAATATATTATACCAGATAGTGATTCTCAGTCGCTAACGCTCAATTTGAATGGCGCACTTTCCGTCCCGGCTACATTATCTGTTCAAGGACTTAACGTAGCTGTTTCTTTAGAAGATATAACCCTAGAGGGTACAGCAGACCATGATGTTAATGGTAAGGTTTTTGTCACCAAGACCATGACCGTTGATGGGTTTAGTGTAGGGACGGTTGGTTCCTTTGACCCAGAGTGGCATCTAAATACAGCAGAAGCACGGCTCGTAGCAGAGCCGAATGAAGCAGCTAACAGTAACGTATACCCTTACCTAGCTAGAAACCCTGTGTTCGACTACACCGTAACAGTGGATTCAGGCACCAACTCTTACGGTTCGGGTAACAAATTCTATATGCAAACGGGGTACGACTACACAGTGTCCCCCACACTACGTCTTTCTGAGGGTAAAACTTATAAGTTCGACCAATCTGATCCTAGCAATGGCTCTCATCCACTTAGGTTTAGCACTACAGCTAACGGCACTCATGGCAGCGGTTCTGAGTATACTACAGGGGTTACAACATCAGGAACTCCCGGTCAGGCTGGGGCGTATACGCAGATTGTTGTAGCTAGTGGTGCGCCCACACTGCATTATTACTGCACGAACCACAGTGGTATGGGTGGTCAAGCCAACATAGCCACTCCACAGCATGATTTCGATATAACGCTTGCTTTAGGTATACTTGACTCTCCAATAGCTGCTACGCAAATTATAAATAACACTGATGCGACTAACTCAGGCAGATTTGTTACGGACGGAGTTGTAATATCTAGTCCAAGTGACACTACCTACTTTAGTGAAAGCCAAATAACCCTTACACTAGGAAGTGGGCTAACGGCTAAATCTGTTAATGTACTTCCTGTAACATCTCAGTTGGTTACATCTAGCCTTGGGAACATCCAACTAAACGTAACTGAAATAATTCCTGACTCTGCTACTTTTAGCGGGTCTGTTATCTTAGGTGATGGCACAACTGAACCTGCGCGTGGTTTGACGGTAACAGCGGAATCAAAAGCAACCTGCACTTCACGGCTATTTAACGTTTTTGTTAATAATGTTACATTCGCAGCAGATGCTAACGTTAGTATCACAGGGCTTAATTGGAATGCCCAACACGGCAATATTAACTTTAGGGTTGACTGTGACGTAGATGCGGCAAGTCTAAGCGCTGATGGTCTTGTGACAGGGCAAGTGGTAAATACTACCTCTACAGCGAACATACCCGCGACAGGAGTTTTGGGTACAACAAGCCTAGATGATGGTGTAACCACAACATTCTCATACTACGCGACAGGAGTTCAGGGGACCACTGCGGTTATACCACCTGAAGCAATATCGTTGGCGTTTAGGTATTACGTTACAGGGGTTGTAGGGGTTAACGAGGTAGGGGTTCCTCTGGTTTGGACTAAAATATATCCGTCTTCTACAGCAAACTGGACACCAGAATTACCTAATGTACCGAATAATTGGACGCCTGTAGTGCCAGTAGCCGAGGATAACTGGAAAAAGATTGCGTCTTAACGTTATGCGGGATATAAATCTTGTAACTTAGCTTAGGAGCCTAACATGGCTAGTACATATGAGAACGGCCTGCGGCTAGAAGAAATAGGCAATGGTGAGCAATCTGGTACTTGGGGTACTACTACAAATACAAACCTAGAGCTTATTGCTGAAGCATTTGGGTATGGCACCGAGGCTATAGCTACTAACGCAGATACACACACTACGACTCTCAGTGACGGGGCTACCGCGCAAGGTAGGTCTATGTTCCTAAAATACACAGGAGCTTTAGACTCTACATGCACGATTACTATTGGACCTTCGCAAGTTAGTAAACTCTGGTTTGTGCAAAACTCCACTACTGGTGATCAAGATATTATAGTGAAACAAGGATCAGGGGCGACAATAACCGTCCCGAATGGTCAGGTTAAAGCTATATTTTCTGATGGCGCAGGCGCTTCTGCGGCAATGACAGATGCGTTCACAGGTCTAAGCGTCCCAAGCCTGTTTGTAGCGGGGTCTGCCCCAGCGGGAATTGGTGACGTTTTGGCATTAAGCATAGCGTTAGGATAAACGATGGCTAATACATTCAAGAGTTACTTAGCTAGTGCAACGGGAACTTCAGCGGCTACCGTTGTTACAGTAGCTGCAAACACACAGACCGTTGCGGTTGGCATTAATTTGGCAAACATTCTAACCACACAGATTACGGCAAGTGCTTACGTAAGCAGGGGTGGTACAGACTTTTATATTATTAAAAATGCT